TTGATTGTGAGTTCAAGTAATGCCGATACCTTATTTACATCATGAGTTATTTGAACTAAATGATGGTCTTCTATGCAAGAAGCATGTGATAGAAGGTATCGGTCCTATCGTAGTGATTGATAAGATGTACAAATATCCAAGTGATATTGAACTGATGCTAGACCAAGCATGGGTTCCATCTTTTCACTATGGTAGACATAGTGCAAATTACAAAGACTACTATGATTGCAGACACAATATTCAGATTTGCAAAACAGGTCATGCTAAAGAAAATGAAGTTCAACTTCTAATTAGAGATATGGCGAAGAACTATCTTGGGTATGAGTGTATTGATGAAGAACTTGATTATGCTTTCAATTGCTTTACATGGTTACATCCACCTGCAAGCAATGACATTCAGTCCATGCCGCATCAAGATAGTGCAGGTAAATCTCACATTGCATCTGTAACTTATTTCAATGATAATGAAAACCATGGCACTGCGTTTTATTCTTACTGTGATGCCAAACAAGATGAAGTTGTAGACATTCGATGTGACATATCGAAGAATGCAGAATTAGTTGAAGTGATTACAGGTAAGAAGAATAGAACTATTATCTATCCTAGTTGGTACTGGCATGGTGCATATATGGAAGACCACAGTGAATGGGTCGAGAACTGGAGATACAGTCAAGTATACTTCAATAGAGTGAAACCAGAGTTTAAGTTATGACAACACCATTTGATTATGTAAAAGCAATATCAACAACAAAAGAGAATATGATTGTTGATGATTTGACAGAAAGAGAATACAATCCATTCATCGTTAATCGTGCTTTGAGTATGGGTATTGATACTGTACTACAAGCAAACGAGATGAACCAGAGACACCACCTTAGTAAGAAGTTACAATTCGACTTTTTACTAAATAGTATAAGTAAGCGAAAGCGATTTGATAAATGGCAGAAGGCGGATAAGAGTGAAGACTTAGATTATGTTAAAGCATACTACAACTACTCATATCCTAAAGCAGTCTCCGCTTTATCAGTTCTTTCCCCTACTCAAATTGAAACTATAAAGAAAAAGATAGATAATAAAGGTGGAGTAAAATGAATGAGTGGTCAATTGAAAATATGGTCGAGGTACAACTATCTCAACCTGATGACTTTCTAAAAATTAGAGAGACACTTTCACGCATGGGTATTGCGTCAAAGAAAGATAGAAAATTATATCAGTCTTGTCATATCTTGCATAAGCAAGGTAGGTACTTTATTGTACACTTCAAAGAATTATTTGGACTAGATGGCAAGCAAACAAACTTTTCAACAGAAGATGAACAGCGTAGAAATACGATTGTAAAACTGTTGAATGATTGGGGACTAGTAACTGTTGTGAATGAAGCAAAGATTACACAACAAGCACCGTTGTCTCAAATCAAAGTAATCGCTTTCAAAGAGAAAAGCGAATGGGTTTTAGAAACAAAATATAACATAGGAAAGAAGCGAGTTGATGCGTAAAGTAATTTATGATAATTGGAATATGATTATGAATGCAGATGTTAATCCATTGCGACATATTCCAGATACAAATGTGAGACATATGGTACTTCAAGTCCTAGCATGGATGTGGTGTATTGTATTCAGCATGTACGTTGGTAGTTTTTGGGTAATGGGTGCAAGCATGATTGCACATGCTATTGTTCTCGGTGCGATTGTAGTAACAGTTGCAACTTTCGAAACTGCTAGACAGAATCCAAACTTCTTCAATAAGTTTCCGACATCGACACCAAGTCGTAGTAGACAATATATGTGGGTGAACGGACAAAAGGTAAAATTAGACGCACACGATAGGGGTGGCGAACACGAATAATTTTGCCATATTGATGCTTGTATTATGAAAAATAATGACTATATAATATGTATGAAGACGCCAAAGGTTGGGTCTTCATTTAACTAGTCTTGCTTAACAAGGAGGCGTAAAATGACTAATCTAACTAACCTTAGAAATGCTCTTCAGCATTTCGACACAAACCTTTTAACTCCATATGCAGTTGGTTTCGACCGACACTTTGATAGACTGTGGGATTATGCGGCACATCAAGCAGAGTCCACAGGTTATCCACCTTACAACATTCAGAAAACAGAAGATTACAAGTATGAAATCGAAATGGCACTTGCTGGTTTCGATAAGAAAGACCTTGATATCGAGTTTGCTGAAGGTGTTCTTACTGTAAAATCAGTGAAGGATAAAGAGAAAGGTGCAACTGATGAGCATACTATCTATAAAGGTATCTCACAAAGAAACTTTACTAGAAAGTTTACTCTTGCAGATGAAGTTGTAGTCAACTCTGCTAAAATGGAGAATGGTATGCTAAAGATTGAACTTGAGCGTATCGTTCCTGAAGAAAAGAAACCTCATAAAATTAAGGTTCAGTAATAAAGTGTCCTGGGTACAGACGGTAAACTGCCCATTTATTAGGAGTATATAATGAGTGAAAAACCGGTAAGAGATAAGTTAGAAAAGATGAACGTATCTAAAAATCATATTGAAGATGAAATTGCAAAATATCAAGTCGAACTTGAAAAGCGCAAACAAGGTATCACTAACGCACACAATACAAAAGTTCAACTAGAAGCAGAAGCGAATTCAATTCTCGGTTCTATTTCAGCATTGCGTAAACTTTTGATTGAAGAAATTGCCAATGAAAATATTTTCGAGGAAGTAAATGATGAGTGATGTGACAGTAATTAAAATGATTAACGGTGAGCAAATCATCGGCAAAGTGAAATCAGAAGATGCAGAAACAGTACAAGTTGAAAAACCTGTTATTGTTATGCTATCACCAAAAGCAGATGGTACTGGTGTTCAAGTTCAAATGGGTCCGTGGGATACATTTACTGATAAACCTATTGCTATCAATAAGCAAAGCATCATGTATGTTGCTGAACCAAACACAGAATTGTTAAACAGTTATAACACAAACTTTGGCAGTGGACTTGTTATGCCAAATAAAAAAATTGACACAAGCAAATTTCTAAAAGGGTAAAATACACTTTCAAGCGCATAAAACTGTTGACAAATCACACTTTATGGCGCATAATAGTGTGATGATAAATGATGAGGTAATATATTGAAGTTCTACACAAATGTACAGCAATGGGGTAACAACATTCTAGTACGAGGTGTAGGTAATGACGGTCAGCGTATCATGCAAAGATACAAAGACTTTTCGCCTACGCTATACTTGAAGTCACAGAAACCTACAAAGTTCAAGACTATTGAAGGTGAGTATGTTGATGAGTTCAAACCCGGTGGTGTGAAAGAAGCGAGAGAGTTTCTTGACCAGTATCGTGATGTAGAGAACTTCAAGATTTACGGTCAAACGCAATATCTCTATCAGTGGATATCTGACAACTTTGTTGATAGAGATGAGATTGAGTTTGATACAAGTCAAATATCTATTCTGTCACTTGATATTGAGACTGGTGCAGAGTATGGTTTCCCAAACATTGAAACTGCTAACGAACAAATCTTGCTCATCACTGTGCGAGATAGTTTGACTAAGAAGTTGACCACATGGGGTCTTCAAGAATATCACGGTAAAAACAAAGAAGTTGATTATAGATGTTTCACTGATGAGCGTGAACTATTAAGTGACTTCATTCAATTTCTCAATGAGTACAAACCAGATGTCATCACTGGTTGGAACAGTCGTTTCTTTGATATACCTTACATCGTAAATCGTATTGAAAGACTTCTTGGTGAAGAGAAAGTTCGTCTTATCTCGCCTTGGAAGATTGTCAAAGGTAGTAAAGTCACTGTGCAAGGTAGAGAGCAACAGTATTATGATATCTTTGGTATCGCTGGCATTGACTATCTTGAACTGTTTCGTAAGTATCGTGGTATCGGTTATGAAAGTTTCGCACTAGGTCACATTGCAAATGTTGAACTTGGCGCAGAGAAACTTGACCACTCTGAATATCAATCTTTTGCAGACTTCTACAAGAATGACTGGACAAAGTTCGTAGACTATAATATTCGTGACGTTGAACTTGTTGCACAACTAGAAGACAAACTTGGTCTGATTGAATTGCAGTTGATGATGGCATATGACTTTCGTGTAAACTACGAAGATGTATTCTCTCAAGTTCGATGTTGGGATATGCTTGTGTACAATCACTTGCGTAGAAAAGGTATTGTGATTCCGCCTAAGAAAATGTCTCACAAAGATACAGCATATGCTGGTGCATATGTGAAAGACCCTACAGTAGGTCAGCATGATTGGGTACTATCATTTGACTTGAACTCACTCTACCCTCACTTGATTATGCAATATAATATCTCACCTGATACTATTGTTGATGAGCGTATTCAATGTTCAGTTGATGAACTACTTGAACAGAAACTTGATACGACACATTTACAAGCAAGCAATCTAACGATGGCGGCGAATGGTCAGTGTTTCAGAAAAGACTTTCAAGGGTTTCTGCCTGCGATGATGGAAGAACTATACGAGAGTAGAAAGTTTTACAAGAAGAAGATGCTTGATGCTGAACAAGAGTATCAAGTCACAAAGAATGAAGAACTACAAAAAGATATTGCACGATATGGTAACATTCAACTCGCAAAGAAAATTGCATTGAACTCTGCTTATGGTGCGCTAGGTAATCAGTACTTCAGATACTTTGATATTCGACAAGCAGAGGGTATTACATTATCTGGTCAGTTGTCGATTAGATGGATTGAAGAAGCGTTGAATAAATATTTCAACAAACTTCTAAAGACTGATGGAGAAAACTATGTCATTGCAAGCGATACGGATTCAGTTTACATTAATCTTAGTGGACTGGTTGATGAGGTGTTTGGCGAGAGAGCGAAACTACCAGAGAACGAGGGTGGCGTATCAAAAGCACGAATTGTTAAGTTCCTTGACCGAGTTGCTAATGAGAAGATTGAACCTTTTATCGATAAGAATTATCAAAATCTTGCTGACTATATGAATGCATATGCACAAAAGATGTTTATGAAGCGAGAAGTTATCGCTGACCGAGGCATCTGGACTGCGAAGAAAAGATATGTTTTGAATGTACACAACTCTGAAGGTGTGCAGTATTCAGAACCTAAACTCAAGATTATGGGTCTAGAAGTTGTCAAGTCTTCAACTCCTGCGCCTGTGCGTGTCATGCTAAAAGATGCTATTAAAGTTATTGTGAATGGTAGTAACGATGACTTACTTGAGTTTATAGATAAGACAAGAGAAGAATTCAATGCACTGCCACCAGAAGAGATTGCTTTTCCTCGTAGTGTGAATGGTGTTGAGAAGTACAAGTCTGATATCAAAGTATACACAAAGGGTACACCAATGCATGTGCGTGGTGCGCTTATGTATAATGAACTTGTAAAGAATAAGAAGATATCACAAAGATATCCACAAATAAAAGACGGTGAGAAAATCAAGTTTGTGCATCTCAAGATGCCAAACACTATCGGTGAGAATATCATTTCATTTCTTGGTACTCTTCCTGATGAGTTTGAATTGCATAAGTATATTGATTATGATATGCAGTTTACAAAAGCATTTCTTGAACCACTTAGGTTCATTGCAGAAAGCATAGGGTGGCAACTAGAAAAGATTGCTACTCTAGAAGAATTTTTCGGATAGGAGTTAAATATGTCAGAAAAACAAGCAGAACAACTGCTGAATGCAGTAAGAAAACATGCTGAAGGTCATATTGAAAAGCACAAAGCAAATGTGATGGTCTATATGAACCAAACAGTAGGTATCGGAGAACACTCAGATATCATCGAAACTATTGAACTTGAACTGGAACACATGGCGAAATATCATGACCAGATTGAGATGATTGATAGATATCTTGACCCTGCACATCCGTATGCAAAATTGCCTTGACAAATACATTTGTATAGTGTATAGTCATCAAAACACTGGAGATATAATATGAATAATTTTCTAAATGATATTGTCAAAGAGAGTAAGAACGAGTTTGCTGGCGTTGTCGCAGATGGCGTAGAAGCAGGTGACGTTCAAGGTTTCATTGACACTGGTTCATATGTCTTCAACGCACTATTAAGTGGTAGCATTTATGGAGGTCTTCCTGCGAACAAGATTACAGCGATTGCTGGTGAGTCCGCAACTGGTAAGACCTTCTTTGCACTTGGATTATGTAAGCATTTCTTAGATACTAATCCAGATGCAGGTGTTGTATATTTCGAAACTGAAAGTGCATTGACGAAAGATATGATTGATGAGCGTGGTATTGATACGAAGCGTATGGTCATGATGCCAGTAACAACTGTACAAGAATTTCGTACACAAGCAATTCGTATCATCGACAAATATCTAGAACAGAAAGAAGAAGATAGACAACCTATCATGTTTGTTCTAGACAGTCTAGGTATGCTATCGACAACGAAAGAAATCGAAGATACTGCAGATGGTAAAGAGACTAGAGACATGACAAGGTCGCAACTAGTTAAAGCGGCATTCAGAGTATTGACACTGAAACTAGGCAAAGCAAAAGTACCTATGATTGTTACTAATCACACTTACGACCAGATGGGCGTCATGTTCCCACAGAAAGTCATGGGCGGTGGTTCTGGTCTTCAGTATGCCGCATCTTCAATTGTATTCTTGTCTAAGAAAAAAGAAAAAGACGGCACAGAAGTTGTAGGTAACATTATTCACTGTAAACTGAACAAGTCACGATTGACTAAAGAAAACTCTATGGTCGATGTATCACTAAGATACAAAGGTGGTCTAAACAGATACTATGGTCTACTTGAACTAGCAGAAGATGCTGGTATCTTTAAGAAAGTCGCTACAAGATTTGAACTACCTGACGGGTCAAAGCGTTATGGTAAAGAAATCTTGCACAATCCAGAGCAGTTCTTCACAGAAGATATCATGAAGCAGTTAGATGAACATGCGAAAGAGAAGTTTAGTTATGGCGGTGAAATTTAGTTACGTTCACAAAGAAGATGTGATTGCAACAAGAATAACTGAGGGATATTATAAAGATATTGTATACCAAGTTGGTCGTATTCAGTTTGCTCAACCAGATGCAACTGGTCACAGAGCAATGCGATTTAAGTATCAAATCTTAGAAAACCCTAATGAAGTAGAAATACTAAATGATATCACAAGTATTATAGGTGATATCATTGTACAACAGATTGAAGAAAAAATAGAAAAAGGTGAAATGGTATATGCAAACGGCACGGATTGAAAGAACTATTCTATCGAACTTAATGAACAATGAAGACTATGCTAGAAATGTATTGCCATTTCTACAGTCTGACTACTTTCATGATGGTTCAGAAAAGTTAGTATTCAAAACAATCACTGATGCGTTTGATAAGTAGAACAAACCACCAACTTCAGAACAACTCATAATCACTCTGAACGAAGCATACAATGTACCAGAACCAGAATTCAAATCATCTGTCGAGATTATCAATAGTCTAGATACGTCACATGCAGACGTAGAATGGTTGACAGATGCAACTGAAAAGTTTTGTAAAGACAAAGCAATCTACAATGCCGTAGCACAGGGTATTCAGATAATTGAAGGTAAAGACAAGAAGTTCACACCTGATGCTTTACCCTCTCTTTTATCTGATGCCCTATCCGTTTCGTTTGATAACCGAGTAGGTCATGACTATTTCGAACAGTCAACAGATAGATATGATTTCTATCACACAAAAGAAGAAAAGATACCTTTCAATCTCAAGTATTTTGACTTGATTACGAAAGGTGGTCTACCAAACAAAACACTCAATGTAGCACTAGCAGGTACTGGTGTAGGTAAGTCACTCTTTATGTGTCACCTCGCCGCTAACTTTCTAATGCATGGAAAGAATGTTTTGTACATCACATTAGAGATGGCAGAAGAACGTATTGCTGAACGTATCGATGCTAATCTGATGAACTTAGATATACAATCTCTAGAAGAGATGCCGAAGCAAATGTTCGATAAGAAGATTGCTTCAATTCAACGTGAGACACATGGTAAGTTGATAGTCAAAGAATATCCGACTGCATCTGCACACCGTGGTCATTTTGATGCGTTGCTCAACGAACTAGCACTGAAGAAGTCTTTCAAACCTGATGCTATCTTTATTGATTATCTCAATATCTGTGCATCACAAAGATTTCGTGCAGGTGCTAATATCAATTCATACACACTTGTTAAGTCGATTGCAGAAGAATTGCGTGGTCTTGCAGTAGAGCATAATGTGCCACTTATCTCTGCAACTCAAACGACAAGACAAGGTTTTTCAAGTACCGATATTGGTCTTGAAGATACTTCAGAGAGTTTTGGTCTACCAGCAACAGTAGACTTCATGTTTGCACTTATCTCAAATGAAGAACTAGAAGAACATAATCAAGTTCTAGTGAAGCAGTTGAAGAACAGATACAATGACCCTACAAAATACAAGCGTTTTGTATTGGGTATTGATAGAGCAAAGATGCAGTTGTACGATGTTGAGGACTCTGCACAAGAAGAACTTGTAGAGAACATGGTACCAAAATCTGTACCACAAGGGGTACAAGTAGTAGAAGCAAGTACGTTTGATAAGTTAAAGGAGCAACGAAATGAAAAAAAGTACAAAGACTTCTCGTCATTTAAGGTTTAAGTTAGTATTTGATGGTGAGAATAATGTGTGGACTGCACATGATGGTAAATATAAAGACATAATTGAACTGTCTTCAAACCGAAAAAAATCGCAAGATATAATCAATAATCTCAACTCTGGTGGTGCTTTCGAAGATTGGCAGATACCAAAACACCTACATAAAAGTTACGAAAAAGCATAAATACTAGTTGACAAGCACAATAAAGTATAGTACAATATAACTATACTGAGAAATGAGAGGTGTTTATGCTAGTTGTTGACGTTGTAGGGGGTAACAAGACACAGCGAAAAATCGCTGAGAATGTTATCTACCACATGCTCAAAAAGTTGATGCCACGAGTTCGTAGCATCGATATTGAGTGTCGCCTATGCAAAATGAACGATGATGCAGTCGGTTATGCTATGATGACTGACAATAGACGTACTTATCAGATAGATATATGTAAAGATTTAAGCATCAAAGATTTTGTTATGACAGTCTGTCATGAAATGGTTCATGTCAAGCAATATTTTCGTGGAGAGATGGATGACTGGAATGGCGTGACTGATGCACGTTGGAAAAGGTCAACTGTTCCTGCCAAAACTAAGTACTACGATTTACCGTGGGAAAAAGAAGCATATCAAATGCAAGCAAAATTAGCAAAGTCATGTTGGGATAAAGGGGTCTTCTAAGTGGCAAATCTCAGTGTCAATGAAATCACTAGAGAGAGTAAAGAGTATCGGTCAGAGTTGTTAGTCGAAAAAATATTTCTTGTAAGAGGAAAGACAAACAACTTCATGACAGATAATGGTTTGTTCTATGCTGATGAAATAAACATTCAAGGCGAACTCTACAAATACTCTCCACAATATTCAAATGAAGCACATACGCAAATGCTTGCAAGTAAGATACTTGCACTAAAAGGTCAGCGTAATGTGACGCTTGAGTTAAGCGGTAAAATGACAGGTAGTGATAGAAAAGTAACACTGCCTATTTCTAAGATTGAAAAGTCTGAAGAGTTTGGTGGTCAACCAGCAGGCGGCGCAAAAGAAAATAAAGGTCTGAAGTTTGAACGAGACTTTACAAATGCGATTGCTGAATTGCTAAGAGGTGAAGATACTGACCACCCAATGAAAGCACATGCAAAATATATCATTGACTTGACTTCAAAGAATATGAGGTCACCTGCAGTCAGTGTCGAACAACTTGGTGGCGCAAATGAAAGTAGACCATTTGGTTATAGTGGTGGTAAGATTGTAGTGATGCCGCCTCGACATCAAGACCATGGTGCTAAATTGACTGATGTAGATATCACACATGCAAACGGACAGAAGTCTCACTTATCACTCAAGCATGGTGGTACATTGACATTCGTTAATACTGGTGTCAAAGCAAGAGGCAAAGCATTTCCAGAAGAAGAAATTAAGACAGGTCAAGTGACTAACGTAATGGGTGTTAATCTTCTCAAGGCACTTGGTATTGATAACTCTAAGTTCTGTAATGTGTTCAACAACTATGGTTCTGCAGTAGCACTAAAAGAAAATAAAGTTGATGCTTCAAGAACTGTAGACAGACAGCAATTGAAAGCACTTATATCAACAGCAATCGGTTCAAACTATTACATGGTACATGGAAAAGAGAATGGGTCAGTAGACTTCTGGTTTATGGACCCTGCGAAAAATGATGCGATGGCAACTATCGTAGGTAACATCGAACTTATCTACGCCGGGAACGATGGACGTGCAAAAAGAATAGATATGAAGTTTGGTAATTCGTACTTTGATTTCAAACTAAATATAAGAAACAAACAATCAGGTGTATATCCATCTCATCTGATGATGGACTACAAGAGTAAATCTGGACTAAATAAGACAACGATTAGATGATACTGTTGCAAAAATACAACACTAGTGAAAAAAGTTTGCCATAAATGCATTTTAGTGTTGACAAATAGGGAAAGTATGGTATTATAGTACTATGTTAAGTTTTAAGAAACACACAGAAGAACTGTCAGAAAACCGCAATACGCATCTGACACATATCGAAGAAACCATCATTACTGATGGTTCTAGTGGTGCAGAGAATGCTATCAACTTCCTCAAAGAAGTTCGTAACATGCTATCAAGTAGTGTTCGCACTGGTGTAAATATCACTACTAAATGGGATGGCGCACCTGCTATTTTCTGTGGTATCGATCCGTCAGATGGTAAGTTCTTTGTTGCTACTAAGTCAGTATTTAATGTCAACCCTAAACTAAACAAAACAGTTGCAGACATTCGCAAGAACCACACTGGTGGTCTTGTTGAGAAGTTGACTGTAGCACTAAACGAATTATCAAAGTTAGGTATCAAAGGCGTCATACAAGGCGATATGATGTATACGAAATCTGACTTGCAAAAGAAAACAATTGATGGTGAAGATTACATTATCTTTCAACCTAACACTATTGTCTATGCGATACCTGCGAATGGACCTCTTGGTAAATTTGTACAAAAAACTAAGATGGGTATCATATTTCACACAGAATATAAAGGTCGCACATTAGACACTATGAAAGCATCATTTAATATAAATATTAGTAAGTTGAGAAAGCAGAAGACGGTCTGGTTCGATGATGCCTCATATAAAGATGTTTCAGGCACAGTTACACTGACTAAAGATGAAACCGAACTTCTCAATGGTTATATCGAACGGATTGAAAGTCTTCTACCTAAAGTGTCTAAGTACTTAGACCAGATGGCAGATAACTTTGATGAAAAGAACCAATTCGCTATCCCAACTAATTTTAAGGTTCATCTGAACTCGTATTTTAGAAGTACTGATGATTTACCTGATAGTAATACAATGGTTTCTGATTTCAAGAACTACTGGATTACTAAACTAGACAAGAAGATTGAGAGTGTAAAATCTGAAGCAGGTAAACAAAAGTATACTGAAATAAAGAAAGATGGACTAAATAAGATTGAACAGCAAACTGCAGACTTGCAGAATGCTACACAGTTATACAACTATATTATGGACGCTAAGAATGTATTGGTGCAGAAATTGTCAAAAGTTAAATCTATTGGGACATTTCTGAGAACAGATGATGGATTGAAGACCACAGAACCTGAGGGATTTGTGGCAGTGGACAGATTAAAAGGTAATGCAGTTAAACTTGTGAACCGTTTAGAGTTCAGTCGTGCTAACTTCACTGCCGCAAAAAATTGGGTGAAAAAATGACGTTAAAGTTTACAGACCTTCAGCAAAGACTGAAGGAAGCAAAAGAAAAGAAAATTGTATTCTCATTCGGCAGAATGAACCCGCCTACTATCGGGCATGAGAAACTCGTAAATAAAATCAAATCAGAAGCAAAGGCGAGAGGCGCAGATGCCCGTCTTTACTTGTCACATACAAGCAACAAAGAAAAAGACCCTCTGACATATAATGAAAAAGCAAAGTATGCTAAGAAAGCATTTGGTATTTTCAAAAAGTCAAGAGCAAGAACAATCATTGAAGTTGCAAAAGAATTAGAAGCAGACGGTTACACAGATATCACATTAGTATTTGGTGAAGACCGTGATGCTGAGATGGTCAATCTCATCAAAAGATATAACGGAAAAGATTTTAACTTCAACTCAATCAATTCAGTATCCGCTGGTAAGCGTGACCCGAATGCGAAAGGTGTTGAAGGTATCTCTGGTACTAAGTTGCGTGAACTCGCAAAGACTGGTAAACTTGATGTGTTTAAGCAAGCACTTGCATCTAAACTATCAGACAGAGAAAAGACTGCAATTTACAATCAAATTCGCAAAGTATATTCTATCAGTGATGATGTTATGTTTGATAGAGATGAACTCCGTGAAGCATATCTCATGGGTGAGTTCTTCAACGTAGGCGATATTGTCTATGACATGAATGAAGAAACAGAATACGAAATCATTGAGCAAGGTCCTAACTTTGTGTATTGTCAAGGAGAAGATGGTAATGTTTATACAAAGTGGTTGTCTGACCTATCCGAGAAGAAAAAGAAAGATGACGAAGATAGATCCACTGTCCGACAAGACAAAGATATCGGAGATAAGTCCGGTACTCAACCAGCAAAATACTATAAGGGAATCAAGTCCAAGTCTACCAAATCTGCCAGAGATGCACATTTCAAGAAAGGTGCAAAGAAATCAGATGACGACCCAAGTGCTTACGAACCAGCACCTGGAGATGCGACAGCGACTACAAAACCTTCAAAGCACACAAAGAAATTCAAGCAGATGTTTGGAGAAGATGCTCCAAATACAAAAGATGCGATGGCACGATACAAGTCAGGTAAAGCAGGATTCACAGATATAGCACATCTTAAAGCAAAAGGACTTATTCCAAGAGCGGATGGCACGAAAAGAAAATCTGACAAATACGAAGCATATGAAATAGGTAAAGACTATGCTGACCATACGAAAGAGGTAACGCCCGGACAATCTGTAGGTGAGAAGACATATTTGAGAAGACATAAAACACTAAAGAACTTAAAAGTTCCTGTGACCAAAAAGTCAGGTAGAATTATTAATAAAGGTGACAAACCATTCAAAGATGAGTTTGAAATAGATGAACGAACACTGACACCTGCAGAAAAAAAGAAGATGAAGAAGTATGAAAAAGATATAGACAAGCAAGACTTCATCGACAGATATGGTGATGAGGGTGAATCCATCTATTATGCTACTCTTACTAAGATGGCGAAGAAGAACGAAGATTTTTCGTATATCTCACATGACGAAGAAGATGAATTGCGTGATGAATGGAATATCGATATCTTTTTAGAAGAAGAAGTAGATATCGACAATGATGAAGAACTTGCGACAGATTTAGAAGGTGTCATCGATGGTTATGATGAACTAGAAGATGTAGAAGATATCTATCCAGACCTAGACAATGATGGTGACCATGACGATGAAGACTGGTCAAACATGTCTAGTGATGATGGTATGCAGAGAACAGTCATTGACGATAATTATGATTGGGTCGATGAAGTATTGACACCAGCGCAGAGATTTAAGCGTAGTCAGCAAATGCGTAGACTGAAAGGTAAGATTGCAAGAGCAAGAAAGATTGCATTGCGTAGACCGTCTTCACCTGAGAAGTTGCAGAAGAGGGCGCAACGTCATGCAAGAAATCTGATGCGTAAGAGATACATCAAAGGAAAGAATTATAACGATTTGAGTTTTGCAGAAAAGCAAGCAATCGAAAAAAGACTGCAAGGTAAAGGTGCATTGATTAATCGTATTGCGATGAGACTAAGACCAAAACTCAAGAAATTAGAACAAGAGCGTCTAAAGAGTATGAACAAACAAGAGTCCAGACTGATAGAAAGTAATATCTATCGTGTGGGTTCTGAAATGTACTATGAAACATTCAATGACTGGAAGAAAACAATAGACAGAACTAACTTAGATTACTTTGATAAAGAATTACTAGAGACTGACATTGGTTCATTTGCAATGTACGAAGGTAATCATGTACCACTTGATTGTCCTATGATTGAAGAAGAAAAGCAACCCGAGTTGAATAAACCTAAAGCAGGTGGACCTAAGAAGTATTATGTGTATGTGAAAGACCCATCATCTGGCAACATCAAAAAAGTCAGTTGGGGTGACACTACTGGTTTGAAAATTAAACTCAATGATCCAGAAGCAAGAAAATCATTTTCTGCTAGACATAATTGTCCAGCAAAGAAAGATAAAACAAAACCTGGTTATTGGGCGTGTAGAATGCCTTATTATGCAAAACAGTTAGGATTATCTGGTGGCGGAAACTTCTTCTGGTAATCCATATACTGATAGAGGCGATGAACGTATTTTCAGCGAAGATGTTGAAGATGCAGAGTTGATTTGGCATAGGGATAAATACAATAGAGAGATAACAATTCTTGAAGGTGTAGATTGGCAGTTACAATTAGATAATGAATTACCAGTGACACTTGAGAGAGGAAGAATTTATAAGATACCTGCAATGCAGTATCATAGAGTAATAAAAGGAAAAGGAAATCTTAAAATAAAGATTTGGGAAGAGCGATGACACATTACAGAAAAACAATGGCACAAGTACTAGAAGAAGTATCTCAAGTTGAAGCAAACTTAGAAGAGAAATTGCTTGATGAGAATGATGCCGCACTAAAGAAGAAAGCAGAAAAATCTGGTATGCCACTTGGTATATTGAAGCAAGTATTTAAGCGAGGCGTTGCCGCATGGAAGGGTGGTCATAGACCAGGAACAAACCCACAGCAATGGGGACTCGCAAGAGTAAATTCTTTCGTGACCAAATCGTCAGGTACATGGGGTAAAGCAGATGCAGACCTTGCCGCTAAAGTCAGAGGCAAGAGTGAAGAGTTTGTAAAAGAAGACGGACACACTGATGTAGCATCTGCAAAAAATCAAGTACAGATTGCTATGTCTGCACTACAAAAGATGCAAACTGAACTAGATAAATTAAGTGATGAAGACGAACTACCTACTTGGTGGACTAATAAAGTCGCAGTAGCAGTAGATAAACTAGATGGTTCTGCGGATTATCTAGACACTAAAGTAGAAACAAAGGAGAGCAAATAATGTTTGGATTAGGAATCAATAATCCGTTCAATCTGAAAGAAAGAAGTAGAGAAGAAATTGATAGCACTAAAACTGAAGACCAAAGTGCATATCAGAAGTTCTTTGCTAAAGAGTTAAAAAAGCGTGGCGTTAAGTCACCTTCAGAATTGTCAGACGGAGATAAGAAGAAATTTTTTGACTACATTGATGCTAATTGGAAAGGCGATAAAGAATCCGACTAAGGGTTCACTCGCACGAAAGTTAGAACGATGGCAAAGCAATTTACAAGGGACGATGTTCCCAAGGTAGAGGATTTGTGGTTTAATTTTATTAAAAAAGTTCGTGATTTAGGTCTTGACTTTTGTGATAAAGATGTTAGTATACAACTGAAGTTGAAAGATACACCAGACCATGAGATAACAAATCGATTGGAACTGATATTTGTAGATGCTAACAGAGAAACGACTATGAAAGTCACGCATAACGTAAAAGAAAAACCAAAAGAAGAAGATGAATAAATGACTATAACACTAAAACAATTTGAACAAAGAGGACAAGCGAAAATATTTTTAGATATGGATGGAGTTCTTTGTGATTTTATCAAAGGCGTAAAAGATACGACAGGTGAAGATTTTACATCACCAGATATTTCTAAAGGCGCAAAAGGTAAAATCAAAGCACAGATTGAGAAGAACCCATCGTTTTGGCACACTCTTGATTGGATGCCAGGCGGTAAAGAATTGTTCAGATATGTAAAGTCAAGTCATCCTTATATTCTCTCTGCCTATGCAAATTGGGATAAGAATTGTAAAGATGGTAAGAAGTCTTGGATAAAAAGACATCTTATGATACCGAAGCAACGCATAAATCTTGTATTGAGACAAGAAAAGAAAGATTATGCGGTGACTGATGGTGTACAAAACATATTGATTGATGATTACATCAAAAATATTAGAGAATGGGAAGCGGCAGGTGGCATCGGTATATGGCACACTGACGCAAGGAAAACTATAAATACTTTGAAGAAACACGGTTTCTGATAAAAAAATTAAAGGAGAAAATACTATGTCTTCATGGGGCGCAACAGATGCAGACGAAGCAAAACCTAAGTTTTTGACTACTGCAAAGAAAAGCGATACTTACGCAACTCCAAAAGGTTGGGTATATCGTGACCCTAATACGGGTCTAGAAGAAGTTATTGTTGCTATTGGCGGACTGTCAGGTAAAGTTAATGTAGCAGATGTTACTGCAGTTGAATTTATCACAGATACTATTGTCAATGGCACAGCAACAATTACAGTTGATGTAACATTCAACGAAGCAGTGACCGTAACTGGTTCACCACAAATTACAGTTGCTAACGGCAACCAGTCTGGTGATGGTGATGGAAACTATACGTTGACTTATACAGCAACAGGTTCAACACCGAACGTAAAAAGATTTACAGCGGCATCACAAACAGTATCAACAGGTGACGTATTGACATTTGGTGGTTCTGGTTCAGCGGCAATCGCTCTGAACAGTGGTACTCTGAAAGATACAGCAGGCGACAGAGTTGGTTCAATCGCTGGTGGTACAGTCACTACTGGTGGCACTACATTCCCAACTGCTACAATCGACAACACTGTAACAACAAATATCAGTAACGCATCTATCGGTGCCGTAACTGCTAAAGTTGCTTCAGTTGAAGTTGCCGCTGGTGGTTCAGGTCACGCAGTAGGCGATGTATTGACTATTGCAAACTCTTTCGGTACAGGTACTAATGCAACATTCACAGTAGCAACTGTAAACTCTGGTGCTGTTACTGGTCTTACTATCACTAACGATGGTGCATACACTGCACTAGCAAGTGGTGTGACTGGTATCGCAACGCAGTCTACAACTGGTTCTGGTACAGGTGCAACATTTGATGTAACACTTGCAGTAGAAAGTGTAGCAGTGAGTGGAGCAGGTTCTGGATACACCGGCAAACCTACTGTTTCAGTAGCAGGTACTGGTCTTGACCAGGAAGATTGTACTGTAACAATGACAGGTGGTGATGTATCAAGAGTAACAACTGGTGCAACTGCACAGACTGTAACCGTTACAGCATCTTAATAATTTGGGCGCCATTGAAGTTGCGCCCACCTAGAAAAGTCTATGTCTTGTAACAAAGCATAGAGTGAATAAACTGCAAAATAGGAGACTAATATGGCAGACCAAAAAATAAGTGAATTGACCGCCGCAAGTTCAGGTGCATCCGCCGACTTGCTTCACATCGTACAAGGTGGTTCGAACAAAAAACTAACAGTGCAAAATCTGTTAGAGAATATCGCAGGCAACATCAAACTAGATGGTTATCTTGCATTTGATGGAACTGCAGAAGCAATCACGGCGGCGGGTTCAACTGCCGCTGTCAGTGTAACAACAGCAATCACTAACATTACATCAACTGCGGCAACAATTTCAGGTAATGCATTGACGCTTGCTGATGGTGTACAAGGACAAATTAAAAATATCACTCTCATTACAGATGGTGGTGATGTTCAAGTTAATCCTGCAAACTTTGCAAACGGATTATCTATCACCTTTGGAGATGCAGGTGATAATATCACATTGATGTTTAATAATTCGAAGTGGCAAATCTTGTCAAATACTGGTTGCACAATCGGAACATAATAAAGGGAGAGTGTAATGAAATCATTTAAGACACATCTCACCGAAAGCAAACTCGTATCAGTTCTTGAGATGAATGATGAGTTGTTCGATGCTTACATTGACAATCTATCAGACACAGAACTCAATGAACTTGAAGAAGGTATTGTAGGTGCAATCGGTCGAGGCGTAGCAAAAGTAGCAAAAGGTGCAGTAAATGTAGCGAAGAAAGCGGCAAACAGAATGTCGGTTTCTGGTCGTGCAGATGCCGCACAAGCGAAACTTGCTAAAATTCAGAAGAAGAAAGCAGACCGTGAGAGACTTGCGAAAGCAAAAGCAGATATCAAAACAGCAACAGCAAAACCAGCGGCACCTAAACCTGCCGCACCTGCTAAACCAAAAACTGAGAGTGTAAACATTGTAGATACAGTGAAAGCAATCATGGAAGATGGTTACTCACAAAACCCAACAGGAGATGGTACAGACTTATCATTGAATGATGTTAAGAATCCAGAAGTACTTGAACAGTTGAACGCACATGTTGGCATGATTGGTCAGCGTGAGTATATCAACCCTAAAGGTGCGTTGTTGCAATTGCAAGGTAAACTCGCAACAATCGGTCTGACATTTGATATCCCTGCAATGACTGAAGCGAAAGGTACTGTATCAGCACCTTTGACACAGTTTGGTGGTATCACAGGTAAGAGTGGCACAACTCCTATCGACCAATTTGATAACGAAAATCCTGCAGAGGGTTTGAACATTCAGTTTGACTATGAAAAGTTACCAACAGGATGTACCAAAGTCTACGCTAAAATCGTTTAATTCGCTATTATAAATTATTATATCATGAATGGTGAATTGACAGAAAAGAACTTCTTAGTCTATGCAATGAAGGCATATAATAATCCTCATTGCATGGACTTTGAAGAGTTTCAGGAAGACTTGAAACGCATTAAATATATTAAGAGACTGTTCAAGAAATATCTTGAGACTGGTCAGATGAGAGCAAGACTAGTGATAAACCACATGGTAGTCTTAAACAATGTATTTGGTCCTGAAGCAACAAAGAAGATGCTTTTATATAAAGTAGAAACTGATATGTTGCCTTGCTTGAAAACCTTTCTGGTATTCTTGAACTATATGAGAGATGATGAATTTGTCGATGTAGCATTGGATAATAACATAGTACAGGAATTAAGAAAAGAATGAGCAAATTAGTAGATAATCTTATTACCCTCAGAATGTTGAGATTGTTCACTGTCAAGTATGAAGATACCGAAGCATATAAACAAGGTATCATCAACGACAAAGGTGAACAACTTATCAAGATGAGAAACTTCACTACATCAAATCAGTCAAACGCATACACACTTCTTCATAGACTTGTGTTTAGATTGCGTGGGTTGCTAGAGAAGGTGCCATTTGTAAAGTCAAGACTTGCAAACTATGCCGCCGCTCTACTGCTTATTCGTGAGAAGATTGTAAAAGAGGAAGAGTTTTGGGAAACAGACGATGTGCTTCTAGAAAAACTAGATGCCGCAGAACACCGACCTGGATTTTATCTAGCAGAACAGCAAGTGAGAAAAGCGTGGGAGGATGCCGCCGCAAATTCTACAGGTCCAGCAGTAGCAGGAACAGGAGAAGATAGCGACACAGTTGTAGTTAAAAAGAAAAAGCGTAAGACTGCAATCTTCAAAGTTACACCTGAAGTGTTTGCTAGATTTTCAAAAGGTAAGAAGAAGTTTGAACGCTGGAACAAGTATCTAAACATAGAAGATGAAGCAGAAGCAAGCATCTATAGTTTCGCAAGAAAAAACCCACACGGTATGATTATTTTACAGTGTCAAGATACAGGAAATCAAAAAGGTATTCGCTACAACCCCAATGGTGGTGGTTCGTGGGGAAAGATACAAAGAAAGAATGCTTCATTAAGAGAGTTTATAGATGATAGGAATATTTAGTGGCGCAAAAGTAGTCATGATAGTCATGGTCCTCGCCGTTGCTGGTGGAGGACTTTATTATGTCAAGAAACTACAACATGAAAACGATTTGCTTAAAGTCAATCAAGTGAAACTTGAAGAAAGTATCACTGAACAAAAAGAAGTTATTGCGATGCAAAAGGAATCTTATGAAAAGATTATGGTTGCAAACAATGAACTATCTTCAAAAGTAAAAGAGTTGAATGGTGCGAAAGCAGAATTACAGAAAAAACTTTCAGACCATGACATCAACTATCTTGCAGTTCAAAAACCAGGATTAATAGAACGTATCGTAAATAAAGGTACAAAGGATGTGTTAAATGATATTGAAAATCTTACTGCTGAGTAGCGCAGTCTTGCTATCAGGTTGTGCGTTATTCAGTACACCTGTGAAGCAGATAGAGACAGTCAAAGTCGAAGTCAGTAAACCTGCTTTGAACTTACCTAATCCTGAACCTTTGAAATTGCGAGAGCAAAAGTTTATTGTTGTCACACAAGAAAATGCTGATAAGATTTTCGAAGAACTTGAAGCAAAAGGACAACCAGTCGCACTGTTCGCATTAACTGCCGACGGATACGAGGCACTTAGCATGAATATTGCAGACATAAAAACATATATGGGTACGCAAAAAGAAATAATAATACAGTACCGAGATTACTACGAGGGAGATAAGAAAGATGGAGATGATAATTGATTTAGCAGTCACTTGGTGGCAGTTCACTGTAGTTGGTATACTAATTATAATAGGTTTTATTATCAACCTGTTTGGTGTTGATAACGAAGAAGAAAGAATTGGTTTTGAATATAACGTCATGCCTCAACTAAGACCAATTCCAATACCGACAGCAGGTAAAGGTTTTTGGGGTGCAATCTGGATGTGGATAACAGGCACTCGCCATTGGGAAGTTGCTGATGATTGGTCATTTACTATCGAAGGTCAGAAGTATATCATACCGCAAGGTTTCAGATTTGATGGTGCATCTATTCCTAAGTTCTTACACACATGGTTATCACCTACAGGTGTTCTTCTCATGGGTGGACTTGTGCATGACTATGCTTACAAGTATGAAACTCTACTTAAATCTGGTCAGAAAGAAACAATGGGTAAGATTACTCAAAAACGTGCAGATGAGATATTTAGAGATATCAACATCGAACAGAATGGTTTTCATTTTCTAAACTACTTAGCATATTGGGCATTAAGACTTGGTGGTTTTGTCGCATGGAATGGACACAGAAAAAGAAATGAAACGCCCGAACTGAATAAATAATAATAAGGGCGATTATGACAGATAATATTCAAACAGAACTCGCAATAGTAAAGAAAGACATTGACCAACTTAACAAGGTCATTGGTAAACTCGACACGGCGATTGAAAAGTTATCTGAAGTAGCAACGTCAATTAATACTATGATAGCGGTGCAAGAGACAAGAATTGAACAAACAGAACAAAGCATAGGACATAATGTGGAAATAATTCATGAAAGAATAGAAAAGCACCGGGACGAGGTAACTGTGGAAATCGAAAAATCACATAGAGTGATTATGGATGAAATTCGCAAGTTAAGAGAGGACCAGCAACTTCATCATCAACTGGTGACAGAAAGACTAACTGCATTAGAACAATGGCGTTGGTTGATGATTGGTGGTGCGGCAGTTGTTGGTTATGTGCTGGCAAATATACCGTGGACAGACCTTTTTTAACTTGACATTATAAACTCACTAATGTATATTATGAAACATGTTGTTGACAGATTTAGATTATATTCATTCCATATCACACAAACTACGCAACTTTAAGAAGAAAAAAGACTACCTTTATAACTTCAGTTGTCCTGTTTGTGGCGATAGTCAAAAGAAAAAGACCAAAGCAAGAGGGTACTTGTATCGTGTCAAAGACATGATGCTTTACCGTTGCCATAACTGTGGTCTATCTACAACTTTCGGTAAATTACTAGAACGTGTCGATGCAGAAGTATATAAGAGATATGTACTCGCAAGATATAGTAGTGGAGAAAGTAAGCACACAATACATGATGAACCTGAGTATCAATCAGTCGTAATTAAAGAAACAACCCTCCTAGACACCGTTAAAACCGTTTCTAGACTATCTTCTGAGCATCCAGTACGAAAGTATATGCAGATGCGAAAGATACCTGAAGAGCGATGGGATGAACTAAGACTAGTCAACAAGTTTTACACTTTCGTCAACAGATTATTACCTAATAAGTTTCCTAATGTAGACCAAGACCACCCTAGACTTATTATACCTTTCTATGACAAGACTGGTAAACTGACAGGGTTTCAAGGTCGAGCATTCGGTAACGAGAAACCTAAGTACATCACTATCATGCTTGATGAGACTGCACCTAAACTTTATGGGTTAGATAAAGTCAATCTTACCGAAAAGATTTACGTTGTAGAGGGTCCTATCGATTCCATGTTTATAGATAATAGTATTGCTATGGCAGGTGCAGATGCGACTAAGTTACCTAGCAACGGTGACTATGTATTTGTGTATGATAATGAACCACGCAATCCTGAGATTGTAAAGCGTATGCAAAAGCATATTGACAATAACGATACTGTTGTGATATGGCCTGATAATGTCGGTGAAAAAGATATTAACGATATGATTATCGCAGGAAAAAGCAAGTTAGAGATATTAGACATTATAAGTAAAAGCACACATAAAAATCTAAGTGCAAAGATGAGGTTTACAGAATGGAAGAAGTGCGAGTAGACGATTATAGAATTAGTGTTGTAGATGATTTCATGCTACCTAATGAGTTAGTTGAATTGAGAAAAGACCTCAATCATTTTGACTGGAACGCATTTGAAACTGATATCTACAAAGGGCAAAGAGTTTTGTCTGGTATGATAGCAGACTTACCTGACAAGTGGAGAAACATGCTTGACGATAGAATAATTAGTCAAGCAAAAGCACTTGTTGATAAAGAGTATAGTATATTCAGAGGTTATCTGAATGCATGGAAATGTGATGATGTGAGTTTACCTCACCACGATGGTAATCACACAACATGCGTAGTATATTGCAATCGTGATTATAATGTAACATATGGCGGTGAAACTATATTTTATGATAATAACGAAGATGTGATTGGCGCAGTCTCGCCTAAACCAGGTCGAGCGGTGTTTTTCAATGGTTGGATGCTACACAAGGCAGGTTCTTTCAATCGCTTGTATCAGCATGACTATCGATATACACTCGCTTATAAATTAACAGTTGATGGCGATGAAGAGTATGCAATAAAGCATGGCGCAGAACTCGCTAATAGTTACGGAGAATAAATTATGTCAACATTACAACATGCAGTGAAAGCAGACCATATGTTTGATGAAACTAGAACTGAACCAAAACTAGTTTTCTATGATAATATGGTAAGTCAGATGGATACAGAATTGATTGATTTGTATGAGAAGTCTGATGAAGAAATTGTGGGTATATGTAAACAAGTTTTACAAGAAGTTTGTACTAACAATCCAGAGATGCGTAAATACATGAACGCAGATATTTTATATCCAACAGTACACACATACACTTATGATGATTATCCTACACCTTTTCACGCACCAGCAGACGGTTATGTAATTAGTGTTTGTTTTGCTAAAGCATGGTCAAAAAATTGGGGTGGTGAATATATTACATATCATGATACAGAACCAGAAGATGTAGTTGCATCGTTTCCAGGTAGAATATATGTATCGAAAGGTACACCATGGCAAAAGATTACACAACCAAATATTAAAGCAAAGCACCCGTTAGTATATTTACAATTTAGAATTAGATAAGGAGAGAACATGGTCAACGAAGATATTCATGTCATTAAAACTGATGGCAGAAAAGAAACTTTAGATGTTCGTAAAGTTCAGAAAATCACACAAGAAGCATGTGATGGTCTGCATGGTGTATCACCATCACAGGTCGAAATGAATTCTGGTATTCAGTTTTATGATGGCATTGAAACTTCAGACATTCAAAAAATTCTAGTGAAGTCTGCATCTGACTTGATTTCACTTGAAGCACCGAACTATGAATATGTCGCCGCACGACTATTGTTGTACGGACTACGAAAGAACGTGTTCGGTCACTTTGACTATCCTGACTTGCTTGACCATGTAAAGCATAATATCGACCGTGGTGTATATGATAAAGACTTATTAACTTATTATGATGCAGAAGAATGGCAAGCACTTAATAACATGCTCAATCATAAGCGTGACTTAAACTTTACATATGCTGGTCTTCAGCAAGTCGTAGACAAATATCTTGTGCAAGACCGAAGCAGTGGTGATATCTATGAAACACCGCAGTTTATGTACATGCTTATTGCCGCAACTTTGTTTGCACAGTATCCTAAAGTAACTAGAATGAACTATATCAAGAGGTATTATAATGCAATATCGACATTCAAGATTAACATCCCAACGCCGGTCATGGCAGGGGTTCGTACTCCCATCCGTCAGTTTGCTAGTTGTGTGCTTGTTGATGTTGATGATACTCTTAACTCTATTTTTAATTCTGATAGTGCTATCGGATATTATGTATCTCAACGAGCAGGTATTGGTATCAATGCAGGACGCATTAGAGGTATTAATTCAAAGATTAGAGGTGGAGAGGTACAACATACTGGTGTCATTCCATTCTTAAAGAAGTTTGAAAGCACAGTAAGATGTTGCACACAGAATGGTGTGCGTGGTGGTTCTGCTACAACTCACTTTCCAATCTGGCACAAAGAGATAGAAGATATCATTGTATTGAAGAACAACAAAGGTTCAGAAGATAATCGTGTTCGTAAACTTGACTACTCTATTCAGTTGTCGAAGTTGTTTTATGAGCGTTTTCTAAAGAACGAAGATATCACTCTGTTCTCACCTCATGATGTACCAGGTCTATATGACGCATTTGGTACAGAAGAGTTTGATGAGATGTACGAAAAGTATGAAAGAGCAACTAGCATACCGAAGAAGAAAGTAAGTGCTAGAGAAATTATCATCGACATGCTCAAAGAAAGGGCAGAGACAGGTCGTATCTATCTGATGAACATTGACCATTGTAACAGTCACAGTTCATTCAAAGACAGAGTTTATATGTCTAATCTATGTCAAGAGATTACACTGCCTACTAAACCTATTCAGCATATCGATGATGAAGCAGGTGAGATTGCATTGTGTATTCTATCTGCAATCAATGTTGGTCAGTTGCGTGACACTGATGATTTAGAAGAGTTGTGCGATTTAGCAGTTCGTTCACTTGATGAGATTATAGACTATCAGAAGTATCCTGTACTCGCCGCTGAATTGTCAACAAAAGCAAGACGCAGTTTGGGAGTTGGATATATAGGTCTAGCACATTATCTTGCAAGACACAAAGTCAAATATGATGACCCGAAAGCATGGGAACTTGTAGATGAACTATCTGAGAGTTTTCAGTATTTCTTGCTGAAGGCATCTAACAAACTTGCACAAGAAAAAGGTAAGTGTGACTATTACAATAGAACAAAATACGCAGACGGTATTCTGCCTATCGACACTTACAAGAAAGAAGTAGATGAAATATGCAACAGGAAACTAAGTCGTGATTGGGTATCTCTTAGGGCAGACATCAAAGCATACGGTCTACGGAACTCTACATTGTCCGCACAGATGCCATCAGAGAGCAGTTCCGTTGTGTCAGGAGAAACAAACGGAATCGAACCTCCACGAGACTACTTGTCCGTTAAAAAGTCAAAGAAGGGGACTCTTAAACAAATTGTTCCGCAATATTCTACACTAAAGAATGCTTACACATTGCTATGGGATATGAATAGCAATGAGGGGTATATCAAAGTTGTAGCAATGATGCAAAAATATTTCGACCAAGCAATCAGTGGTAACTGGTCGTATAATCCAGAGAACTATGACAACAATGAAGTACCTGTGTCTGTTATGGCACAAGATTTGTTGACAACATATAAGTATGGGTGGAAGACATCTTACTATCAAAACACATACGATGGTAAGAAAGATGATGATGAACCAGCACACTCAATCGGGTGGCATGACAATCAACCAGAAACGCAACCTGCTACACTGCAGTCATCTGAAGATGATGAAATGTGTGATGCGTGTGCAATATAGGAGAAAGAAATGGCAAGCGTATTTAATCAGAATAAAGTAGACTTCACTAAGCAATCGATGTTCTTTGGTGAGGACCAAGGTATGCAGAGATACGATGAATTCAAGTATCCTATCTTTGATAAACTTACACAGAAGCAACTAGGTTTCTTTTGGAGACCAGAAGAGATATCTTTGCAGAAAGACAGAAACGACTATAATGAGTTGCGACCTGAGCAAAAACATATCTTCACATCTAATCTGAAGTATCAGATTTTGCTTGATAGTGTTCAAGGTAGAGGTCCTGCACTAGCATTTTTACCTCACTGTTCGATACCAGAACTAGAAGGTTGTATCATCACATGGGACTTCATGGAGACAATTCACAGTCGCAGTTACACATATATGATTAAGAACTTGTACTCTGATCCAGCAGAAATTTTTGACACAGTGATTGATGATAAGCGTATCATGGAACGTGCAGATAGCATTACAAAGTGTTACGATGATTTCATGAACTATGCAAGAAAGTATGAAGTGACTGGTAAAGGGTCATCAAAAGAACTCAAGCGTAAATTGTGGCGAGCGTTAGTGACAGTGAATATTCTAGAGGGTATTCGTTTCTATGTGTCATTCGCATGTACGTTTGCATTCGGTGAGTTGAAACTGATGGAAGGTTCAGCAAAGATTATATCTTTCATTGCGAGAGATGAAAGTCAACATCTTGCTATCACACAGCATATCATTAAGAACTTCAAGAAAGGCGAGAATGATGAAGAAATGCTTGACGTTATCAAAGAAGAAGAAGAGTGGATGTATGAAGCATATCGTGATGCAGTAGACGAAGAAAAGCGTTGGGCGCAGTATCTATTCAAAGATGGTTCAATGATTGGACTAAATGAAAAGTTGCTGTCAGACTATGTTGAGTGGGTAGCAAACAAGCGTATGAAAGCGATTGGTCTTGACCCTATCTTCAGCATCAAACCAGGTGACAACCCACTACCGTGGACATTGCACTGGTTAAATAGTTCTGGACTACAGAACGCACCTCAAGAAACTGAAATCGAGTCCTATGTTATTGGAGGTATTAAGCAAGATGTGTCAGACGATACATTCAAAGACTTCAAACTGTAGGAGTTTCTATGAGAGGAAAAACTTTTTTCTGTACCCATTGTGATGCTGAGTTTAAGATATCACATAATATGGATGAAGATTATTATGAAGTGCAGACATGTCCTTTTTGTGGGGGCGAAGTAGAAGGTGAATTAGATTTTGAAGAGGACGAAGAATAATGGACTTAAAAGATTACAGTGAATTTGTTAGTACAGTAACATCTAATGAAAGTCAAAACTTGTCTAGTTTGACTAGAAGAATGTCTCTATTAGACATTGATGAAATGAACATACCATTGCTCTTAACAGGTGCAATGGGAATAAACAGTGAAGGAGGCGAATTTGCAGAAATCGTTAAGAAAGTATTATTTCAAGGTAAACCACTTGATGATGAGACAAAATATCATCTCAAGCGAGAACTTGGGGATATTATTTGGTATTGGGTTAATTCTTGCAGAGCGTTGGATATTGACCCTAACGAGGTAATTAAAGAGAACGTATTCAAACTAGAAAGTCGATATCCTGGCGGCAAGTTTGATACATATTTTAGCGAAAACAGGAAACAAGGAGACTTATAATGAAGTATATTTTGATTAGTGTGTTATTCGTACTTGGTGCGTGTAACTATGCAAATGCTGGCGTGATTGTCAGTGATGTAAGCAAAGAAGTGATTATGAAGAAACCATATCAAGTCGAAGTTTGCACAGATAGAACAGTATCAGGCGATAAGACAGGTGATACACTGAAAGGTGCAATCATCGGTGGTTTGATTGGTAACAACGTAACGAAGAACGTAGACAACGGTGCCGCAGTTGGTGCAGTTATTGGTGGTATTCTAGGTCACAACAATAGCAAAGCAGTAGGCGGTACAAGAAGAGTGTGTTCAGTAGAAACAAGATATGATGAAGAGAGACAGACAGTCTACAGTCATTCTATTGTGACATTTGAACACAACGGTAAACAGTATACACTAAGATTCCAGAAGTAGTATGTGGGATATTTGGTGCAAGACAATTGGGACCAAAGCATACGATGACAAGCGTAAGTCTGATATCGTAGCAGTATTAAGAACAGGTTGGGTAGTCATACATATTGTTGCATGTATGTTTATCATTGTCCACAATGGACATAATTTAGGGTATTGGTAATGTATGTAGGTATAGATTATTCACTAAGTAGTCCGGCGATATGCATATCGTCAGATGATAAGTGTTCATTCTTTACCTGTAAGTTTTATTTCTTAACAAGCAAAAAGAAATATGAGGGTACATGGAACAACATCTATGGTGACCCTCATAAACCATGGGATAGCGCAGAAGAACGATATCACAACATTTCTAGTTGGGCGATGAGTTGCATGAGCAAGCAAGATGCTCAGTTTGGTCTACAAGCAATAGACCATGTTTTCATAGAAGATTATGCTATGGGTGCAAAAGGTCGTGTATTTCATATAGGTGAGAATGGTGGTGCTTTGAAGATGCGTTTATATCGCAATCAGATGAGTTATAGCACAATCACACCGTCTGAAGTTAAGAAGTATGCTACAGGTAAAGGCAACGCAAATAAAGAAGCGATGTATGAAGCATTTCTTGAACAGCATAAATATGTGTTAGAACTAAAAGATATAATGGGACAAGATACGCTGGATTCGCCAGTGACAGACATTATCGATGCTTATTATATCTGTAAAGCAGGAATAGAACGCATATGACACTAGCAATAATTACTTTACTGTCGGCATTGTCTATATCATCAATCGCCGCACTATATTCATTACTAGGTCTTGCCGCTATCTTTAGTGCGGCAAAGATACCAGTTCTACTCATGGGTGGTGTACTAGAAGTAGGTAAACTAGTTACAGCATCATGGTTATATCAGAACTGGAAAAGAACACCAATACTACTCAAATCGTACCTATCTTTCGCAGTTATCGTACTAGTATTCATCACATCGATGGGTATCTTTGGGTTTCTGTCAAAAGCACATCTGGACCAGACCATATCTGTTGGTGATAATTCATTAGAAATTGCACAGATAGAAACTCGTATTGAAAGAGAGCAAAAACGTATCAAAGATGCTGACCTAGTTATCTCGCAGTTAGACAAAGCAGTTCAAGTACTGATTGACTATGACAGAGTACGAGGCGATACAGGTGCTATTGCTACAAGAGAAAAGCAGAAAGAAGAACGTGCAGAACTAAACGCAATCATTGATGATGCGTCAGATAGAATAGCAACTCTCAATCAAGAAAAACTTGTATTGAGTAAAGAACAGATTGAATTAGAAGCAGAGGTAGGACCTCTGAAGTATATCGCAGAACTGATATACGGTGATGAAGCAAAAGACCACTTTGATGAAGCAGTGAGATGGGTTATCTTACTGTTGATTTTTGTGTTTGACCCATTGGCAGTATTGCTATTAATCGCCGCAAATCAGTCGTTAAGAGATGCAAGACTTGTAAAAGTAAAGAATGAAGACATAGCAGATTTTACGGAGGTAGATGCACATGCTGTTCAAGTACCAGGGACCGTTGATGCCGAAGAGACTGAAGAGAGCATCCCAGAAACTAAAGAGGTTCGTACCGTCTCTGAGGAAGCAGAAAGAACGGATGAGACAGAGCAGGTCAAAAAAATTGTAAACGAAGATGAAGATACACTATGGGAAAAGCACAAAAAAAGAAGAGAGTGGAAAGTACCAAATAGTGGCATCGTGCATCATGAGTACATAGAAGAAAATAGAAGGGTAGAAGACAACAAAAAGAAGTAAATAGCATGATAATTGCATAAATATGAATGAGGATAAATACTTATATGGCAAACAAAATACAACAAGTATCAGACGATACAAATGTAGCACTACCATTGCGTAACCTCATCAGTCTAATTGCTGGTGCGGCAATCGCAACATGGGCATATTTTGGCATAGTCGAAAGATTAAACCAAATAGAAACATCTCAAACTATGATGAAGTCAGACCTTGAAATGAACACCGAGTTTCGTATCAAGTGGCCGAGAGGGGAAATGGGAAGTCTACCTGCCGATAGTGAACAGTTTATGTTAATTGAACACTTAGCAGAAGAAATAGAAAAATTAACTGCAGAAATAGAGAGCGGACAGGCACCATTTGACCAACAACAGAAACTTCAAATTGAGTTCATGATGAAGAGAATTGAAAACTTAGAGCAAACGCATGAGAAGATAAGAAACGATATCATGGATTTGATACATTCAAATAGTAATATCAGAGCGCCATCAGCAAACGCACATGAGGGGCATTAATGGAAACACTAGCAGTAATTCTTTTTGTTATGAAAGCAAATCATAGTATAATCGAATTAGGCGAGTATAAGACTATGGACGAGTGCATGAAAGCACTACCAGTGGCAGAACAAATGTTTACAGAAGACGACCATGTAATGTGTGGTAACCCAAAAGAATTCATGAACCACGAAGGTCATGATATGAAAGGACACAATCATGGTTAAAGAAGCAATAGTTTTATTAATGTTTTTCGGTAGTCCAGTAGCACTACAAGAATATACAGTGAGAGACGGACTAAGCGAATGTCTCAAAGCAAAGAGAACGATTGAGCGTAACGTCAGGTCACCTCATGCAACAGAATACAAAGGTACTATGAGACTAGCATGTAAGAAGTTGAATGTAGAAGTAGACGAAGACAATCGTATCATTGGATTTCCAGATGGGAAACCAAGCGGTGTTTGAGTACAGAGCAACAATGTTAAGAGTGGTTGATGGCGACACAGTAGATGTTGACATTGACTTAGGTTTCGGCGTATGGTTACGCAAACAGCGTGTACGATTGCATGGCATCGATACGCCTGAAAGTCGCACAAGAGACTTAGAAGAAAAGCACTACGGTATATTAGCAAAAGAGTATATTGAAGATAGATTTCCAGTCGGACATGTATTTACATTGAGAACATACAAAGATGACAAAGGTAAGTTTGGTCGCATTCTTGGTGAACTTGTCGATACTATGGGTAACTCGCTCAATGACCTGATGATTGCACAGTGTTATGCAGTACCATACAAGGGTCAGTCAAAAGAAGACGTACAAGAAGCACATAAGCGTAATTATAAAGTACTCACAGAAAGAGGGTTAGGATATGTCGCTGAATAAACGATTAGTAGATTTAGTCAGAAAAAGTGATAATAAGAAGTTTTATGCAGAAGTTCGTATTTCGCCTAGCAGATTTTCTGATGACATGAGTGGTGAGACACTCACAATTTCTTTTCATGACTTTGAAGAAGGTATGGCATTCACAGTGCTACAATATGATGAGTACTGGAACTGGGAAAATGATGACTACAAGTGTCACTACATCATACCAGAACCTAGGGTTGAAGTGCAACTACAGACACCTAGGTCAGTATCTCCTATTGCGACTAAAATGCACCATATGACTGTCGCAACTACAAAATAATTGCATTTTTACCCATTTTTTACTTGACATTTACCTCATTTTAGCGTATATTATATATGTAAGATGAGTTGAAAAGAGGTATTTGTTATGAAGATAAAAGGTGCGATGACAATTCTGAAGAAAGAAGCAGAATTCTTAGGTATGACTGTTGAAGAAGTTGTCAATTTTATTGATGATAGTAATCACTACACCGTTCCAGTAAAAGTTCTCCAAGCATACGAAGTTTACAAGCAAGACCAAGGTTATCGTTGGTCTGGCGTTAATTATGAAACATGGGTGAAAGCATGAATTTAGCATATTGTGATAAAATCGCTGATGTAGTACGCAAAGCACTACTGAAGCACGATCCAGACGGCATCATCGGTCTGATTGACCCTATCAAGATGGACCTTGATAAGAATGGTGCATTCAATTCAACAAAAAAGACTATAGATATGTGCGATATGAACATGAAAAAGTATCGCATAACAATCGAAGAAATTGCTTGACAAAGCAGTTTCTATAGTCTATACTGATAATATAATGAAAGAGGTAAGTTATGGACTATTGTGAAGCAGTTGATATTCTTGAAGAGTTGAATGGTTTACTCAAGTATATACCATACGGGTCAAAAGAATGGAAGACTACTATCAGTCGCATGGTAAAGTTACAACTGTTCATTGAAGACTACGATAAATGGGCAGATAAACAGGCGGCGAAGTGGGATGCACAAAATCAAATGGAAAGGGGGTTAAGTATATGAGTAAGACAGGTCAATGGGTCTTAGGTATGCAAGAAGACGCCACTTGGATGACTAAAGAAGAGTTCATCAAAGAACATGGTATCAACCAAGTAGATATTTGGGAACAGATACAAAATGGCGATGAAAACTATGAACCAGATTGGATTGAGAACGAAGAAGGGTTTATGGACAATGACTACGGACAACAATTCCAAAATTAAACTTGTTGATATTATCAGTCGTGCGTTATTTCAGATAGAGCAAGATGGTTGCTTCATGGGTAACTCGCAGACTGGTTTTCGTGGTGACAATCCTGGTTATCAGTCTACAAAAGATAAAGTCGCAGAGTGGGTGAAGCGTAGAGAAGATAACGACTTCTCTGTAAACTCATATGTCATGCCTGCAGATAGAGAAGCACTGCAAGAAAAAGCAGATAATATTCTGATGCATTTCAAGACTATGAAACCATCAAACAATGAATTCATCAATACATGTATTGCACTGTCATTATCTGAAGAAGACATGATTGACAAGAAGTTTATCGGTTATGTTGTTGCAATGGTGCCGACATACAACAAAAGTAAAGAGCGTGACAAGTTCAACGAAGAGTATAAAGACAGCGATTATGTTGGCGTTGCAGGTAAGCGTAGAAACTTCTTTATCAAACTAATTCATAAGCATCACATGATTGACCACGAGAGTTGGATATATACTTTCATTGACCGCAACAAGAATTTAGTCAAGACATGGGTTACATATGATAAGCACGATGCGTGGGAGTTCAATGTCAATGACTGTATTGACTTAGATGCATATGTACGCAAGCATGAACTAAACAAGTATAGTAACTTGCGTGAGACATTCATCAATCGTGTAAAGATTATAGAGAATAAAGGACAAGCATGAACATCAAGATTTGGAGTAAACCGCAGTGTCCGTACTGTGACATGGCAAAGAGATTATTAGACCAGAAAGGTCTTGAGTACACCGCAGAAATGTTAGGTGAAGATTTTGAACGTGAAGATGTGGTGGCGAAATTCCCTACAGCAAGAACTTTTCCCATCATTGTTATTGACAATGAGTATATAGGAGGGTATAATGAACTCAATAAACGATTACAGTAAGGAGAATATGATTGTGAAAGAAGAAATCTTAGAAGACTTGCATAAGGGTATATGCAAAGTAACATTCACAAAGAAAGACGGCACAGAACGTGTTATGAAGTGTACTCTAGTCGAAGATTATCTACCTAAAATCGAGGCAGAGAAAGTCGAAAAGAATACGACATCGAACAAACGCAATGATGAAGTCTGTGCAGTATGGGATGTAGAGAAAAGTGCTTGGCGTAGTTTTCGCTGGGATAGTGTTAAACTTGCATATCTAGATGATGATGCAGATATTCATGTATATGCAGAAGATATTGAAGCAGAAGTAAGAGAAGGACTTACAAATTGAGTGATGCGCTAGAAATTCCTACCTTTTTACAACGTCTTGCCGAGCATGAAGATAAGCACGGTAAGTATGTAGGCGCAAAGTTTGAACAGAAGTTCATTCGAAAGCGTGAAGATGGTACGAAAGTCTATGTGTGGTCAATGATTGAAGAAGCACACACTTTGATGCCAGACGGCACAAAGGTCTACGATAGTTCAGGTAGTAAGCGTAAATGGGTCATGCCTGATCCTGTACAGCGTAAACCTAGAAGGTCCGACATGCATCGTATCATCGACCAACAAATATTCAAAGCAATGGATAGTCTCAAGTATGCAAAAAAGAGACTAGTTATTGCAGAAGTTCGTAACAAGTTATCTGATAGTGAACACACTGAACATTTACCAAAGAATGTTGGTGTTGCTATCAGCAGACGTATTTCTGCTCTCATAGATAGTAGACACATAGAGATAGAGCAACAGACTAAATCTCGCAAGGTACTAGTGAGAGGGAAATACAAATATGTCTGAAGATAACGTAATCGAATTCCCAAAAGTGAACAGCAAGATTGTAGATATCAATATCAGAGAGCGTGAAGCAGAAGCGGCCGCTAATATGATTGAAGATATGCAAAGAGCAAAAGCAAGTGACATGAGTAACTATCTCGCAGAAAGCATTCTGATGGCAGGTGCTAAAGAGATGGTCAGTCATGGCGTAGATGTTCATGACCCAGAGTTTCTTAAAGACTATGCATTTGCATTAGAAGCATTGCGTAGTTGTCTTATGAGACATGGTAATGTACACCATGAGATGCAAGACTTAGTAGATAGATACTGTAAGTTTCGTGTCATCAAAAACCGAGCAGGAGAGATATCACAAGTTGGTCTGCAGTTGATGCTAGATGAACTTGAAGACGACCTGTCAGACGATTAAAAAGTGAGATTATTATGATACTAGTTGACTTAAATCAAGTTATGATTTCAAATCTGATGATGCATATACAAGGTGCATCATCTGTAGACGAAGACCTTGTACGCCACATGGTGTTCAACAGTTTGCGTATGTACAATAAGAAGTTCGGTAGCAAGTATGGCGATATGGTCATATGTTGTGATGATAAGAACTACTGGCGTAAAGAAGTGTTTCCATACTACAAAGCAAGTCGTAAGAGTGACCGTGAGAAGTCACAGTATGATTGGAATGAAATCTTTACTGCACTCAATAATATTCGTGATGAGATACGAGAAAACGCACCCTATAAAGTCATACAAGTAGAACATGCAGAAGCAGATGATATCATCGGCACAATCTGTCACGCAAATGGTCGTGATTTAGGGGGTGACCCTATTCTGATTTTGTCTGGTGACAAAGACTTTCAGCAACTTCAAGAATATGCAAATATTGAGCAATACTCACCTATACTCAAAAAGTTCATAAAGTGCAACGACCCTCAAGGTTACTTGCTAGAGCATATTCTCAAAGGTGATAGAGGCGATGGCATACCAAATGTGTTATCTGCTGGTGATGTATTCGTCACAGGTCAGCGTCAGAAACCTATGAGTAAGAAGAAGTTTGGTGAGTTCATGTCTAACCCACCTATGGACTATGCACGTTTCAAAGAGAATGCTATTCTTGTTGACCTCAAGCAAACACCAGAGCATATGAAACTAGATGTTCTGAAGCAACTAAATAGTGCTATAACGGGCAGTAAAAGAAAACTGCTTGACTTGTTTATTGCTAAACGAATGAAACTACTTATTGAGGTGATTGAAGAATTCTAATGAAAGTACTAGCACTACATCTTATCAACCATGACGCCAACGTGACATACTACGATGGCGACAAAGCAACTTATCTAAATCTTGAGCGTGTAAAAGGTATCAAAAAGTATCACTACTACAAGTGGGACTTTCCTAAGTTAGCAGATGACCTACGAGGCATGAATATTCCTCTAGAGTTAGATGCTATCGTAGTGACTGTGGGTGAACAGATTGAAAGTCCAGAACAAGAAGCAAATATGGATTGGAGATACAAAGAAAATGAATTTGTGCTAGAGATTAACGAAGCAACATTCACAAATGTATTTGAAACCTTACCGTATCGTGCGAAGAAGTACTATAGATGTGAGCATCACTTTGCACACTACATGAACGCCGAGTGGTTGTTTGGTCGAAAGAACAAAGGTATTGTCATTGATGGTTGCGGCGATTATGGTGTACACATTAGCGTGTTCGAAGGTAATAAGCGTGTGAAAAAATACACACAAAGAGAAATGTGTTCTATTGGAGACTTGTATTATGATGCATCTGCAGACTTGTTAGGTAGAGGTAGTTCAACTACATGGGGAAACTCATTTGCTGACCGCAGTGGTAATTTGATGGGTCTGATATCATACGGTCAGTACAATCACGCATATGCTGAACATCTACGGTCATTCTCATTCGAAGATTTTGTTGGTGAAGCAATGAACAGATGGAAATATGTAGCAAAGAGTGACCACACTGAAGATGAGAGTTATTTTGGTCATGGTCTAGATGCTATGTCAAATGATAAACGAAGTGTACATCCTGAAACAAGTAAATACATTCATTCTATGGTATGGCATCACCATGAAGGTCATCCATTCGTAAACATGTGGCATCTCAACTGGATGCAGACATGGCAGATAGTGTTGTCAGAAAAACTAGAAGAATTCTTCTCTAAATGGTGTGCAGATGATGAAGAGTTTAGTTATAGTGGTGGTGTAGCACACAATGTAGTAATTAATGAAATACTAAACAAGAAGTTTCCAAACATGAGAATACCACCTAGTATTGGTGATGAAGGTCAATCTCTTGGCGCCATGTTTGCATTTCTTGATTTTATGGGTATCGAAGCACCTGCTTGTCCTACGACAAACTGGCAGTTAGAAGAAATACCTATGATGAGTGATGAAACTATCTCTACAGTACGAGATTTAATACTAGCAGATAAAATCATAGCAGTCTGTCAAGGTGAAAGTCATATTGGTCCAAGAGCATTAGGTAATCGCTCATTGATATATCGTACTAATGGAAAATATGCCGCACACTACTTCAACGAGCGAAAACTGAAGAACAGAGAATGGTGGCGTCCATATGGCATCATTGTGCTAGAAGAAGAACTATCAAATCTACTACATACAAAGACCAAATCGCCTTACATGCTACACACTGCAAAACCAACACCGTACGGTGAAAGTGCATTAGAAGGTGTAATACATGCAGATAATACTGTGAGATATCAAACAGTAAGCGATGGTCCGTATGCTAAACTGCTAAGGCAATTGAAAGCAGTAGGTTTTCCTCCTGCTATTGTAAATACATCACTGAACGCACACAGCAAACCTATGTGTCACACAACAGGTGATGCTCTATCGTTTACTGAAGAGTATGGACCAGATGCAGTAGTTATTGGTGATGAAGTTTATTTAACAAATCATAGAGGGGTAGCATGGTCACGAAACTAAGAAGATACAAAAGACCTCTCTTGCAATGGGGTACTCATAGATATATGGGTCCTCACATATATGTCGGTCTTATAAAAGATGAGACTTTCGTTACACTATCTCAGATGGTTGAACAATCGCAAGAGAGCGTAAAAGATATGTTGTGTCATACAACAACGCATAACAACAGACTAGAGTTTACTGATAAGGTAGAACACTATAACGCATTGTCTGACATCTATACGCATATACAAAAATTTACAGAAGGTCACAACGAACAAGATTGGCGTGATACAGATGAATTTGAACTGTCAAATATGTGGGTAAATGTACAACATGCTAATCAACATATAGGTCATCACACACATGAAGAAGCAGATGTTGCATTTGTTGTATATACAAAAAATACTGTGAGCGACCCTACAATAGGTCATGACTATCAAGACAGAAGCGTAAATGACCCTGTTGATGGTATGATTGAATGGCGATATGGCGAAGTGCATAAGTGGTCACCTAATCGTATGCTACACTTTCCTACGCAAAAAGAAATCGTTGTATTTCCTGGTTGGTTAGAGCATCAAGTATATCCTTTCAGAGATGAAAATGCTGAAAGAATAAGCATAGCAGGCAATGTCAACATCATATAAATAAAGACATAAGCACAACATGGAGATATCATGAGAAAACACATACCTGAGATTTTGAAAGAATGTAATGATGCGCCTAGTAAGGCAGAGCGAATTCGCATTCTACAGGCACATAACCTACGACCGCTACGCAACATTTTAGCACTAGCGTTTGATAAGAACATCACACTAGACCTACCCGAAGGGGCGCCACCGTTCAAAAGAGACACAAGAGAACCTGTCGGCATGTCTAGCGCCTCATTGTATACAGAGAGTAGACGCTTGGCACGATGCGCCACTAGCGACCCACTACCGAAGATGCGAAAAGAGATGGTTTTCGTACAAATTCTAGAGGGTATACACTGGGAAGAAGCAGACTTAGTATGCGCCGCTAAAGATAAAGACATAAGCGAGTTGTACCCAAACGTCACAAGAGAGATAGTGCGTAAAGCATTTCCTAATCTGTTGACTGATGTACAACCAAATCAATTCAGTAAGAAGGAAGACAATAATGAGTGAATGGCAAGATGCAATCTTTGAACTAGATGATATAGTTCGTTTAATCAAATTAGAGACACAGACTTTCTATGAAAAAGGTAATAAGTCTGCAGGCACAAGAGCAAGAAAGCATATGAGCGACTTGCAAAAGTGGTGTCAAGCACAGCGTAAAGCAGTGCAAGACAAGAAGAACAATCCAGACCCTACGGTCTAGAAAGAGACAAAAGTGGCAGATGATAACAAAAAGAAGACAATCGAATTGAGAAACGATGAGAACGAATTCGAACTAATGCTTAGATTTTTTGGTAATGAGATACTTGCAATCAAACTAGCGGCATCAAACTTCAACGGTAAACTTATCATGTGGAGTATCGTAATCATGCTATTTACTTTCATGCTCATGGAAGTGTTTGGTTTTAGTGCATTTCTTGGTGTAGATAGCGGAATGTAATGATTGAAATTATTGATGATGTCTTAAACAAAGATGAGTTTAAGTTGATACATAACATGCTTACAAAGCACGATTTCACATGGAGATGGTCTCCAGGTACCTTAAATACGAATAGTCCCGGAGATACACCGCAGTTTGTTCGACCAATCATGATGCATGATTTTGATGAAAAAACGCTAGAAAATGAGATAATTCTCAAGTGGCCTGAGTTCTATAATATCGCTGTCAAAGCACTAGAGAAGTCTAACCGCAAGTGGGCATTTGATACTCTAGAATTTCATCGTATCAAAGCAAATCTGCTTACACCATGGCCTGATGCACCAACATTTCATCCTCCACACACAGACACAGATAGAGAGAACGCAGTATCGTGTATATTCTATGTAACTGAAAGTGATGGAGATACATGGTTTTTTGGCGAGGACAATAGAACTGTATCACCTAAACCAAATCGTGCAGTTTTATTTGATGCTTATCACAAGCATTGTTCAAGCAATCCGATAAATAGTGATAGACGCATTATTGTTAATTCAGTAGCAGTAGTAGAAGAGGAAAAGTAAGTGGATCCAATCACACATACGATAATTGTAATGATATCGTTGTATATCGCATTTCGTGTAGGGCGTCATATGCGTAGAAAGAGCGATATAGAGAAATATACAATGTACCTTGAAGAGCAAGGTTTTGTACACATTAAGCAGATGAGAGACGGTTCATATGAGTTCATCAAACACTGGCAACACCAAGAATAGCACAGAAGAACATGTGAATTGCGGCACAGATGACTGTTGCATGATGTGTGATACGGCAGTTCACGGTGATACACCGCCAAAAGAAGCGATAGCACAACTTGCAAAAGACGTAATGACAAAGCATGTGTTCAATACAAAATACAGAAAGGAATAGTCATGTCACTACGAAAGAAGAAAGTAGAAGATTACA